GAGGAAAACCTGAATAGGGAATATGTGTTCTAATATTGGATAATAGTGTTCTTAAAGAGGATAAGGGCCCCTTAAAAAGGTTATATAGAAACCATTGTTTACATTGTTTCTCGGGAGGGGGTTTTAGGATCTAACCCATTGTGTGTCAATGACTTAGGTGAGAAACAATAAAAAAATCTATTGTTTCTCTGCTATTTTTCCAGCATTTTATCGTAGTATTTGCAGCAGAAGTATTATATTTGTGATACAAACAAAAACAAACTACAACATGAAAACTATCACTTACGTTAACTCCAGAGGAATCCAACTCAAAATCAGTAAATTCGAGTCCGGTCAATTTAAACACTCTTTTGAGCTTACTTTCAACAATGTAGGTCTTCGCACGATCTGTCACACGATGACCGAACTACGGTACATCCTCCTGGAAAACGGGATGACCCGGAAATGGGCAGCCAACGTAAAAGACCGATTTGACCCCCTCACGGAGGAAAACATACTCATCAGCCGATACAGAACCCCCGGCGGATCCGAGATGGAAGTTTTTAATACGAGCAGAGGCCCATACGTAAATATGGTAAAAACAGGACTGGATATGGGCTACATGAAACCCCAGCTCCTGGAGCATAAACTCAACCGCTACGGGTTCAAACAGTTTTAATTCCCGGGACCCCAAAATAGGGGTCCCAACTTTTTTCTCATTTTTCAATCAAAAAATTTTTTACTTCAAAAAACTTTTCTTATATTTGTGATACAAACAAAAGGATAAGACGATGACAACTACAAATTACATTAACAGCAACGGTTTAGGGCTTAAGGTTACCCAGCTTCCTTCGGGTGCTTTCGACCTCTATTTCAGCAACGGGTTCATCTCCACCTGCTACACAGAAGAGGAGCTCCAGGACCTCATCCAACGAAAAGGCTTTCAGAAATGTTGACCACATACATGAATCCTCAGCTAACCAGATTGGACGTAGTAACTACGGAGGACGGGTATCTGTTAGTCCTCAATCAGGTAATGGAATTAAAAAAGCAGAAAATAGAACACGTAGAAGCATTCATTAGGGAACATAAATTCAAGCC